CCGACCGTAGCGATCTCACATACATTGATGCGACAACGTTTGAGATCATCAAATTTCCAGGTGATGGAATAACAATTAAAGCCTACGATGAAGCGTAATCCGTTTCATACCGCTGAAGAGTATATTCGCCTTCGCACGAAATGTAACTCGCCTTCGTGGCTCGATACAGTTATGAGAGTGAATGAGATGTTTCTTGCTCCGATCATTACTTGTTTTTTGGTTCTCTGTGGAGAAACCGATCTGTTTGGTATTATTTCCTCTGCAATGACTGTCTATTCTGTATGGTCGGAATGGACACGCTACACTCACCTTGCTTTTGAAATGCAGAACATGTTGTTAATGACGATGCTTCACGGTGGACCTAAGATTGTTACGAACGATCCAGACTATATGCCGTATGTCTATGCCGACGCAGTGTTTAGACTGTACGAACGCCGGCTGCGTCCATTGGAGCTCCGCCGACCCTAGATGGGTATCCACCCATGACTGGGTATCCAGATCCTGAAGCCCATTCACTTCCACCTTGTGAATATCCATACCCAGCCCCTGCAGAGTTGACAACTCCTGCACCTCCCTTGAGTGCACGACGGCTCTTACGCTTTGTGGAGCGTCGTGTCTTCTTACCCTTTCTCTTTCCCTTTCCCTTTCCCTTGGTCTTCTTACGACCGCCACTCATTCCAGTTCCATACGCTCCTCCAGGATCCGGTCCTAGGTCCTTACCGCCTGAAGTATAGGCATTGTTTTCGACCGCACCCCATTGCATAGCACCTGCTGAAATGGCACCTACTGGTCCATAAAAATTACCGCCTCGCATGGTCTTTGAACGTTTGCCACCTGTTTTTGAACATCCTTGCATTTATGTATCTGTGGGAATAAATACCCCCAACGTCCCTGGAACGATATCGTAGGTTTCATAACCGCGAATGGAGGTATTTGGTGGAACGCCATCGTATCCAATCAACGCAGTCATGTCTGGATGATGAAAGAGTTCCAAGAGAGTGGCAATCTTTTCTTGTCGTTGCGTATAGCTCATCGTTTCAAAAACACAGAGACCGTTCAAATACCGCAGATCACAGACTAAAAAGATATCTTTTGAAAGTCGTGTCACTCGAAGGACCGTATCTGAAAAGAGACGTTCATCCAAGATAAGAGAAAGTGGAGTGATTGTCTCAGCAGAATCAATAAATAAAGCAGTAGGTTCAGACCGTTCATTGTGGGTTAGAAGTATCCACCCCGGTGTCCCTACGAATTGAGGTACTTTCAGCGGGAGGGGGTCCTTCCCTTTTTTCACTTGGGGCTTGAGTGGGTACAGGCGCTTCATACGTTGGAAGGGTGACATGTTGTTCTAATACCGGCGGAGGTGTGAAAACAGGTTGTGACTGAACCTGTACAACAGGAACTGAAGGTGGGTACATGGTTCGAACAACCCAAAAGACTGCAATATGTGAAAGAACCACTACAATTAAGGTGCTAACAGCCACTGTCAAGATCTCCTGTAGATCCATCTTTATTTGCTTACGATCTTTTGTGGTGAGAAAACAAACCGCAATGCAGTCCAATCCACTCCATGCTACTAAAGATACAGTCTACAACGCGCTGAAAGGCAAGTTAGATTTGAACAATCTCGTCGGCTCGACCATTCAGGTGGCAAAGGAAGTCGAGCAGATTGCAAACCTCAAAGGAAAAGACAAGCTTGAATTGCTTCAATCCATTCTTCGTATTTCCATTCACGATTCAGACAAGACCCCTGAGCAAAAAGAAGCACTCTACTTCACAGTCGACCGTGTTGTTCCGGTGGTTGTTGAAGCAGCGGTTCTTGCTTCGAAGAGTCCGATTGTCATTCGTCAAGTTAAAGCGGTCTGTTGCGGCTGCTGGACAAAGAAGTGAACGTCCCCAGGTGAGAGTTCTTCAGACCATATGCGAGGTGACTCGGAATAGACTGTGACCGTTGCGTGTTCTGTGTAGTATCCACGCGAAAACACTGTGTTCACGCACGGTGTTTCCGAATACGTGATACGATCGGTATGGGTTGTAATCTTGGACACTACCTTTCGATGGGTATCGTAACGACTAAAGCCTAGATAGATGAACTGTGTTTCATAACTCTTTCCACGGCGGTTAACCCATTCGTGTGGAATTGTAGGAAAGATCTTTATCTCCATTACTTTGAATCTGTACACCGTTCGCGAAAACGATACGTTTTAACTCTTCCTCATCGTGAAGTGCAGCATTCAACTTCTCCACTCCACGACGAATCTCACTCTCAATGGCTCCCCACTTTTCGGGGTGATTGAGATACTTGGTGTGACGTGTAGTCTTGTCTGGAAATCGCTCAATCAACTCAGACTCTTTCGCATCATATAAGTTCATGTAGCAGCGTAGTTGAATCTCGTCATAAAGAGGTACATCGGGCCAGAGTCGTGTTCGATCCTTGGAATCAACAATGCGGTTCTCAGAAACAACATATCCATCGCATCGACCGACTAACTTGAAGGTTCCAAAGTCTTTCTTGATGGTCTTGGTATTTCGTTCAGTCACCTTGACGTCTTTGACAGCCTCGTAGGTGTCTAGAATTTTCTCTTCATTATTTATTCCACGCTGTTTGGCAACTTGACCACGCACTTCTCCAACAAGACGTGCTTTGAGGTCAGAAGGGAATGAGTCTCTACGAAGATCGAACACTAATGCGGCTTGAGCTTCGACTTCTTTGAGAACCGCTTGAACATTCGTAGTCTGTTGAGCAGATTTGATACCGGATTGAACAATGTCCATAATGGGCCATTCGTGGAGAACTTCATTGACCAACTTGGAATAGGGACGAAGATTGTATGCCTTCTCCAACTCGGCTACACGTGTCTTTCCAACCAGGTCTTTACAGAGAAGTTCGTAAGCAATTTCATGAGCACTTTGATATTTGTGGAGACCGATAAAGCCGGCAACTTTAGAAGCAGAGAGTTCAGGGATCATTGTATACAAGGATTGGATTTACATTTGATCATCCGTTTTGTTAAGCAAAACTCTTTTGCATACGCGTGATGGCATCTAACCACGCAGGGATACCGTTCAAGACATTAGAGACTGCAAGGGTTTCTCCAGACACTGGCGTTGTGTCCATTGAAGGACCTTCACACACCAAGACGATTGCAGCAATCATTAAGGATTGACGTGCTTTTGCATCACTGGGAGACCAACGAAGACAATACATTCGATACAAGGCTTCAATCGTAGTGCGTGCGACCGGTTGTGCTTGTTTTTGAATCGCATCCCAGAAGATCCATACAACGTGTGTACCATGTTCAATCGAGACATAGGTATCCGATCGATTGGCAAAGGGTAAGATCAACTTACTCTGTTTTTTGTGTTCACGAGCAAATGCGTAGACCCACGCCATCCAATACAGGGCACGCGTTGTGTCACGAACATCTTGACGTAGACAATAGACGAATTCATTCAGAGGCACTGCGACTGTCAGTGGATCCTCTTTTCGCAGAACCAACTTCCCATACAGTGTCGAAGGAGCCTTCAACGATTCTTGAATGGTCACTGGATCAAAGTCGTGAGCCGGTTTGATCGTCGGTAAAGAAGGCAGCTTGTTCTTACGACACATCGAGACAACCGATGCAGCTTGACAGACCTTTTGCCGAACTTCCAAGTTGTTGCGAATGGACGTCATTTCACGAAGCGCATATCTAGCTTCAATGGTTGCATAGTTCTCATAGGCGTTTGCCAAGTATAAGAAGATGTTCGGATTGGCTCGGTTGACGTGAAGTGCAGCTCCTTCAAACAACGCCATCCAAAGCGTATGTACAAGTCCAGAACACAAGAGTTCAAGAGACCAATAACACGCATAATCTGCGTGTCCGAGTTGAATGTTTTGAAGGAGAACCTTCACTACATGGGCTCGTGGATGTCCGCAGAACGTAGTCTTCTGAAAATCAACTACAGTGCGAGGGTCGATAATTTCCATTATTGTCTTCGTAGATTGTCCTCGAGACAGTCTACCGCACAGGTTGTTGGACCAATAGTGTTGTTGAGACCGGTGCTTTGAAGATCTTTGAGTAGAGAGTGTACACCGCATAGAGTAATCCCACGATGATCGCAAGGTTTAAGAGCAGATCAAACCACGACCAAGGATCAACCTTGGTTTCAGTCTCACGTCCACGTCGTTCCATATTGATAGCGTTTTTGACCTTGTCCAATTGATCTGTGAATGTATTCACTGAGTATTTGAACTCATCTTTCAACGATAAGACTTTGTCTCGGATTCCAGTGACGACTTCAACTGTCTTGCGTTGGTTGTTGTATTGAAGCAATGCACTCTCTCTACTTTTGGCATACTGATCCACCAAGGGTTGAATTTCCGCTTTAGCAATTCGATCTTTCTCTTCATTCTTCCAATCGTCTCCTTTGAGGAGAGTGTAATACAACGTGCGTGCAGCTTGATAGGCTTCTGGAGCAGTATCTCGTGCATTTTCAGCTGATTGTAATGCTAAGAATGCATCTTTGAGTTTCTTCTGTTTATCGATGTTCGCATAGAGAACTCCAAACTCATTGTTCACTCGATCTTGCTCTTTGCTGAAATCTAAGTAGGCGGTTGGATTCACAGTCTTGAGATTGTCAAGGGTGGTGCCATCAAAGAACTGAGCCCCTATCGTATTCAAGGTGACCGCATTACTAGGATCGGTTTTATAGACACATTTGAAAGTCCCATTTTCATTGCGACGTTCAAATCCTTTATCTGTCTTGCAAGGCATCACACACGACAGGTTTCCGGTACTCTCAAACGGAGCTGGACATTTTAGAAAGAATCGACTAAAGTCAGGTGTCATTACTCATTTCCTTAGAAAGAAACCAAATGAAATTCCTGTACACAAAAGAAGAAACGTGATTGCGTGTGCGTAGTCTCGAGGAAGTGTCAAGTACGACACGAATGAAGCAATTAAAAGTGCCAATGCGAGTTGGACAAGGAACAAGGAGTATCCGTGAGTTTCTAGTAAGCTTTTTCGTTCTATTTCAATGGCGGCTCCAGGTGCAGTTTTAGGACGCATAGGTCTCAATGTGTCTGTAATTGTCTTGAGGGCTTGGACTCCTTGTTGGGATGAAATATAGGCTGCACGATTGCTCTCAAAGTTGCTATAGTTTAAGACTTGTGTCTGTCGGACATTGTTGTAAATATTGATTTCTCGTTCTTCTTCTTCCTCTTGCTTGACCTTGAGTTTCAATTCCTGAATTTCATTGATGACACGATCAGATTCAGCTTTGTAAGTATTTGGAGGAGTTTCACCTGCAGGAAGAGCCGGTAAACTGGTTAACGTTACATATCGGTTATTTCGTAGAATGTGCACACACTTGTCAGCGCCTGGAGCAATTGTATTACTCGCCTCACCTACATATTTGAATTCAGCTGGACACTTTGCGTGGCAAGACCAGAGTAGTCCACGCTCAAATCCAGGTGGACAAACTAAGTTAGGCGAATCAAAGTCACTCATCTCCCTTATCTACGATTAGGGAGAAAACCATTCAGGATTCCATACAGAGGTGCAATCAAGCGTGCATCGGTTGACACACTTGGAGATTTCCACCCCAAACGAGGTGCTGCGGCGACACCGCTATTGATATACGGCGCAACGGTTGCTGCCATTCGAACATAGCGTGTATGTTCAGATGCATCGGTTGTCAGTCGCACGTGACGAGGCGTATTGAGTTCTAAATAGGAAGATACAGGCATTTTGTTTACTATTCAACAAGATAATGGATCCAGAGTTTGAAAAGATGCTTGAGAAGTACAAAACTTCAATGCTCGAATACAAGGTCAGTGGGAGCACGAGCGCACGAGAATCTGCACTGATCTTTAAAAAGTGGTTGGATGAATACATTATAACCCTCAACAAGGCGGCTGAAAAGGATACTACGTATATTACTAACTTTGTCAAAGAGTACTCTGATACAAATCCAGAACTAGTGAAGATGCAATCTCAACTTAAAAAGGTCCGTGAACAAGGTCCTAAGCTACAAGACACATTGGAGACTGAACAATTAGCTGAGAAGGAAGTACCTGCAGATATGAGTTCCTACTATGTTAAGTTTGGACTACTGGGAACGGTACTGGCGATCGCGGCTGTCGCTGCACTCTTTCCATAAAAGATCAAATAGGCAATCAGTAGAATGGCAATAAAGACAAACACAATCAAATACCAATAGAGCTCACGTTTCACAGACACGTCTTCCTGTTGGCGAATGCGCCTCAAGGTTTCAAGTGTATCAGTGTCTTTGACGAGCTTAGTATAGTCTTGTTGGATTTTACGTAGGAGAGCTAATAATTTCTGAAGTTCAACTTCAGCGGAAGAGTTATTCTTCATTAAAGCAAGCTGTTGAATCATAACCTCCAACCGATCGGAGAGTGCCTGGTTTGTCGTTCGAATATCAGGTAGTTTCGTTGCATCTCGGTTCTCAATCGCTCGATCAATGAGATTTTTATAGTCAACGAGTTGCTTCTCGTGTGCTGCTCGCAATGCGTCCATTATTCTCACGCAACATTTACGTCCGGAACACAATAGCGATAGTATAGTTGTCGCCCTGCTACATCACTATGGCGAGTGACTTCAATAATATCGGTTGGACGTCCTCCAATCCATTTCACCATTGCGTCTTGAGAATCAATCCAGGGTAATTGATCATTAGGGTTTACGATATTATACTGCTTGAACAGCGCTTCCTTTTCGTTGTCCTTGAGAATGCGATGAGGCATTGCCATACGATGCGTTGTAATATCAAACTTCAATTGGTGGATGTGGAAGAACTGAATGTTGTTCTCTTTGGTAAGCTGTTTCACGGCTTTGAGCACATTCTCTGAGGGTGGCATCAACGATACGATGATGAGACCGTTGGAATAGTCGTGGTTCGATGCAAACTCTACAAAGAGACGTATATCGCGTTCTAATAATCCTTTCTCCTTTTGACTGAAGATCACCAAGATTCCACCGACTGTATACAATGTAACTCGTTCAATGTCTTCCGTTGTTACACGTTCAGTGCGTGTGTCAAGACCACGTCGTCCTACCATAATACGAATCATTTCAAGTGCCTTGTCTTGCTCCATACTTGTTCTCTGATGTAGACAGAAAGTTATACGTTTTTTCACACGCTTTAAACAATGAAAGCTTGGATCTTACTTGCCGCTGGAGTACTTGTGATTTCGTTGGTATTGATGAAATCACGTGAACGATTTCAACCTGAATTCCTAGATCGAACGCAGATCGGAAAGACGATTGCGGTAGAGGATTCATCGTATGATCAACAGACGAACCATATGAATCCTTCACCCTATCCAATGGGACCGATGCAGGGAGTTGAAACACCCTTTCAAGTCAACCAATATAGAGCCTACGTGGCATAATGAACAATGACCTATTCGCCTCATTTTAAAATAACAAGCCTCTTCAAAAAACCTACAACTCGAAAAGCTACAATTCCTAAAGCCTTACGTGAACAGGTGTGGATCCAACACATAGGGCAGAAGTTTGATAGCAAGTGTAAAGTAGTCTGGTGTACCAATCGAATCAACGTCTTTGATTTCCAGTGTGGACATAACATTCCGGAAAGCAAAGGAGGGTCCACAAGTGTCGACAATCTAATTCCAATCTGTGCTCGATGCAATATGAGTATGGGAAGCCAGTATACAATTGATGAATGGAACCGAAAGTTCGCAAGTCGTTCAAAATGGTGTGCTTGTTTTACACGGTCAGGATAAATGACTACGGTCTTTGTTACCTTATCCGATGCATCCTATGCACCCAAGGCACAACGAACGATTCGCGAACTTCAAGAACATGGTCAATGGAAAGGTGATATTGTATGGATTGCAGTCGATTTCACTCCGGAACCTATGCAGGGAGTGAGCGTGTATAAGACAACCCATCTCACTACAGAAACCTTAGTCGAACAGTTCAAACAACATCCACTTAAACCTATGTCTGACAATCGACACCTTGGAAAGCTCTATCAATGGGATAAGCTACAAGTGTTCAAACCGTATTTTCGAGAGTGGGACCGAGTTGTGTTTTTAGACGCAGGACTTCGTGTGTTTGACACTGTTCAACCTCTCTTAGATCTTCCTTGGAAGGGTCGGTTCTTGGCACCCGATGACTCAGATCCATATGATAATGGAAGTCGTTTTAGATGTCAGTTAGACCTTGAAGCAAATCCAGAGGTTACATCCATATTACTGAAGGATTACCCAGAAACTATATTGGAGGCTCACTATTTTTTGAATTGTATGTTCCTGTTTGACACATCACTTCTCGAAAGGGTTTCCTTTGAAGAACTTGAGTGCGCTATGAACAAGTATCCAATTTGTATGTGTAACGAAATGGGAATACTGAATCTCATCTTCAATTATTCATTAGATGTATGGACTCCGTTTCCTCAACGTGTTGGAGACAAGTACCTATTTGCGTGGGCTGAAAACAATTATCGAGAACGCCCAAACTGGACTGCATTCCACTTCATCAAGTATTCATTAACTCACTCTTGAAAGAACGGTTAATCCATTATTGTTTCTAAGTCGTTCAGTCATTTTCCACTCTGGATGTTCACGTAAAAACTCTACAATCGCAGGCCAAAGTCCTTTGCAGATCTCTTCAACTGGAAAGCCTGACTCTTGACTGTGTCGTTGAGCATCACCATGTCCACGAACAGTTTCTCCATACCATTCATCTACAGTCGTATCGTGAATGAGAATATACTTCTTCACGCTCGAATGCCAATGGGCCAACTCTCGCTTGAGTTGTGCATAGATATGCCACGTGTCGATAAACAGCAGATCTGTTTCAATCGGTGGACACGCTAGGTCACTCACATGTAAGAATGATGCATTAACCTTCTCAAGTTGACACATATACAGAAACGGCTTCATTTTGTCTGAATGAAATGGATCAATCATTGTCAGTGAGTTGTTTGGAGTTCCCATCAGTCCACTTGCAAACGCATAGGAACTTGTAACTTCTAACACTCCACACTCTACGACCGATGTACATCGTTTCGCATACCTATAGAGAACTGGCAAATGTTCATGAATGTCGGATGGAATCCTTGTTTTCAGTTCATAACGTGTTTGGATCAGTGAACTTTCCTTACATAGAATACGTTTGATCTCAGCACCTACATATGCTTTCTGAAACTCAGGTGTGAAGGCCGTATCTGCAAAGTCTCGTGCGGCTTCAGCGATCTTCTTGGCTTCATCGTCATGAGCTACAAGCCATTGTAGTTTTTCGTGAAGATCGCTCAAGTCATACTGGATCGGAACGTAGTGCACCATTGGAATCAAATACTTTTTGAACCAATACTCATTCTCTGGATGTGTAACCATAATTGGAACGGATCCTGATCCAAACACCCATTGATGTGCAGAGGCAATACAGTTTCCATCCAAGATGAAAATATACTTGTATTCGAAGTGTTTGGCAAGGTCTGAACGTTCAGTGACAAACTGTGACTTCGGAATCAATGCGTCATTCTCAGGCCATCCACCTGGAGTAAACTTGACGTCTGCATAGGGGGCATCTTGTAATTTGTCTACAACTCGCATACGAAGTGTTGGGCGATCACATCCACTGGATCCACCACGCCAGAATGCAAGTGGTTTGCGTTCTTCCCAAGTGGGGAAGTGAAAGGGCTGTAGCACAGCTCTAAGTCCACGATTGAAAATGTCATCATCCAAAGGCAATAGCAAAATGTTAGGACGGTTAAACTGGCGAGTGCATAACATCGCTACAATTGGAGTTGTACCGTAGCGTGCACTAGACTCTAGTTTATCAAACTCTTTCGCTGCAGGTGTGGTTGCGTGATGAGTATCGGATAATTGAGAATATGCTTCCTCTCCAATCAATCCATCCGATTGAGAGAAGACAACTGAAACGGAATCCGAATACGCTTGTATGGATTGAAACACGAATTGCTCAATTGCGCTTGCAGGATAGAATGAACTATAACCGCCAGCCCAATAGAGTGGGACCTTCGAAGGAACTCGAACGATTCCGGATGTATAAGGAGTCCAAATCATCGAATCATCGTGATCAGCCTTATACCACGTAGGACTCCACCCTAGACTCTCTAGATAGGCCCATACATTCACTTCCCAAGATAGATGAGGAAGTTTCGGAAACTCTTGAGAATGTATCCTATGGAACTCTTCAATTGATCCTCGATCTCCTACAAAGAACCCTCCGCAGAACCTCCAATTCACTTGTGAAAGACTTGTAATCTGTTTATCCCAGCATCCAGGGACAAGCATACAAGGAGTCGGTAACGTTGTCATTGCAAGTTGTTGGAGCTGTGTCAACGAAGACGGAAGCGTTCGAAACGTGTAACCGATTCCAAAATCAATCCACGCAAAGTGTGTTGAAGGATGCATTTCTGAATCCATTGCTCGTTTGACAAGCTCTACCTTCGAGTTCATAAGGATGAGGAAATTGCGAGTATCGTGAGACATATTTCGGTAAGCCGGGAGCCCAGTTGGAGCGTTCTTATATGTGTCTAGTTCTTCCAACGAGATATATTCAATAATACCATTTGTCAGATTCACTCTTCCTCGGTAGTTGGGACTTAAGAAGAGGTGAAATCGAATCCCAGTCGATTGAAGTTGATTGAATAACTCAAAATAACGGTCAATAGGCTTATCGACAGGGCGCGACTCTTTCAGATCAATAAACGAAGATACAAACGTGATCATATTTGTAAATAGGTGTAGTCTCTGTAAGTATTTTAAATGTCTAATGAATCAGGCGATACCAGGAAAGGGGGTTTGAAATGTAGAGACTCTGTATTCCTTCTATCTTCATAACCTCTCCACAAAACAACGCATCCTCTCGTCGATGAACGATTGGACTTTCATTGAATAACACTTTGTCAAGTACTTCCTTACGAACAGTGACGTGTGCATTGTGTATGGGTTTCCTCCACTCAGGCCAGAGATGTACACATAGCGATGGAGCCAATTCAAGTTGATTTCTATATAGAGTTGGACACGCGATTGGAGTCAACTCGTAGAGATTAGTTGTAAACGAGTGTAGAATAATATCTGCAGTATCTGCATTCTTAAGGATGGTTTCAATTCGTTGTGGATGCATTCGGTCATCTGCATCGAAAAATGAGATCAAGTCGGTTCCAATATACAATGCACCTGTGTTTCGATTCTGAGCTTGATTTTGCTGGTCTTTACGTGTAAAAACCTGTAATGGAAATGAATAGTTTGAGAACTCAGGAGGAATATCCGATGGAATGGAGGAGCTACAGACAACCACAACCTTTGAAGGTTTAACCGTTTGACTTTCTATTGAGTCCAAGCATTCGCGTAGATACACAATGTAAGGCTTATGACACGGAATCACAACTCCGAGAGTGGGTAACATTGTTTAGTTAAAATAGTTTGACTTTTAAATCACAAATCCAAACTAGCCATCTTCTTCTCTTCCGGTTTGGGTGGTTGTGTACCGTTTTTACGATGGTCCAACACTTCATTCCAGAACTGTCGTAGCCCTTCAAAATGCTTAGCCAGCCATTCTGGATCCTTCGGTACAAAGTCTTCCTTAATCGAACCTAGAATCCAATACACAACTTGAGTCGTGTCTTCATAGACTTCTTGATCGTAGAGTACCTTGCCATCTTCATAGACTGTGAACGCTCCTTTCACGTCTGTTGTCTTGGTCCATTCAGAGTAATTGACTTGCTTAAA